TAGCAGGTGAATTGATTAAAATATTAGAAGAAATATTAGATGCAATTACAAAGCAGGTATATCCAACACCAGTAGGACCTACCGGAGTTGGTCCTGTAAATCAAGCAGTATTTAAAGCGATAAAGGGTAAATTAAAAATCATAGAATCCGCTAGAAACTATTTAAGTAAATCATAATATGTGGGCCATTTTCAAATTAAACATATTATTAAAAATGGTTTCTGGACAATACGCGAAGGATCTTGATTCTTTTGCATTAATGTATGCAAAGGAATACGATAAATGTATTAAAAGAGGTGGAGATATGATTTATGGTGTGCCCGTTATGAATGGAAACGTAACAGGTATGGCATCCGTTATAAAAGATGCTTTAAAAAAAGGACAAGAAAATGGTGGAGAAAATTTTAATATTTTAGCAGAAATATATCCTTCGGCATTTGATGCATATTGGTTGGGAGCAGAAATGGCCCCTATTCCAAATCCTTTATTAAAACCCGGCGGATGGCCATCAACTCCACCTGCTCCTGGAACAATTATGAATATTGGACCAAATCCAATACAATTAACAATTAGTGCTGCTATACATAAAGCCTTAGTTGAAACTTTAAAAGGTCTAATTGATAATTTAAAAAATACAACAGTAAATATTCCCCCTATTGGAGATGTAAATGTTTATGACACAATTATAAAATTAATAAAGAAAGAACCTGTTGCCGATGAAATAAAAAATCATCCTGTAATAAAACAGGCCAAAGATATTTACGAAAAATACGAAGAAGCAAAAAAGAAAAAACCGGCAATAGGAGCTCAAATTAAAAAGGCTTTAAAGTTTCCATTTCCAGAATTACCAAAAAGACAGCAAATAATTGACAAGATTCAAGAAGAGTTAATTGATAAAGCAGTTGAGGAAATAAAAAAACAAATAATAGCAGCAGTTGAAGAAATTATATTACAACCAATAATTCAGCAAGTGGAAGCTGCCATTGCATTGGCAAACAGTATACCAAAACCTTTGCCTACAAAAAAAGAAATAAAACAATTCGTAAAAGATACAATAAACGGTGCTATTCCAAAAATAGATTTATCACAATACATTACAATACCAAAACTTCCTACCAAAGAAGAATTTAAAAAAATGATTGATGATGCTATTCCTAGTTTAGAAGAATTAAAAGCTATGGCGTTTGATGCTATTAAAGGATTAGTTCCTGATATACCATATTTTAATTTTATACCACCTAATATTGTTTGGAGTACAAAAACAAATATAATGATTGACCCATTCATAAATGTTGCAAAATTTCATTTATTAGGGGTTAGCGGTACAATGTCTGTAATGGCTCAATACCCACCACCAGCACCGCCTGCTCCCGCAATAATTCAATGGACGGGTTATACAGTAATAGATGGACCAATGATTCCAGATTTTCCATCAACCGTTGAATTACCTCAAATACCTGAAATACCTAAACTACCCGAGATACCGGCATTACCGGAACTACCAACGTTTCCTAGTCTAGAAATGATAAAACCTGCTATACCAACGATTGGAAATATAAAATTACCGGCGATTGGATAAATTATTAAATCAAATATTTATTACTAAAACATATATAAACAATTATTATGAAATCAGAAATTTTATTAACTTTAATCAAAGAAGTTGTTAAAAACGAAGTTAAGCAACAGGTTAAAGAAGAATTAACCAAGCTTATCAAATCTGGTGCAGTTACTTTAAACTCACAAAAGAAAACATCTACTCCATCACTTAGAGAGATGACAGAAGTTACACCTACACCGGTTAGAAGACCGCAACCAATTCAACAAATACAAAGACCTGTAAAGGAGTTTTCAAAAGACCCAATGATAAATGAGATTTTGAATATGACTCAGCCATTTACGGCAGAACAAAGAAAAGAAGGTGCTCAAGCGGTTGGAAGTGTATTAGATATGATTAAACCAGAATTAAGAGTAGATGAGAGTGAGTGGGAAACAATGGATTTTAGAGATGTAAATGTGCCATCTAATGTTCCAAATTTTGAATCAACCGGCGATGGTTTACAAGATGCTACAATAAAAGCATTGACAAGAGATTATAGTGAATTAGTAAAAAGATTTAAATAATGGCAATAGAGCTTGGTAAAGTTAATGTAGCGGACTTAAAAGAAAATGATTATAAAATTCTTGGAATTGGAGTTAATAAATCTTCAAATTCTGCTGGGATATTTTCTGTCAACTATACTACATTAACTCAAGCAAGAGAAAATTTAAAAAATCTAATTCTTACAAGAAAAGGAGAAAGATTAATGCAGCCTGAATTCGGTTGTGATATTTATAATTTGTTATTTGAGCAAATGTATTCAACTGATGAATTTGAAAATAAAATTGAATCTGCAGTTGAAGATGCGGTGAGACAATGGTTACCATATATAAACATAGATAGAATAAATTACGTTTGGGATAATAATAATATTGATAACCATACTATAAACTTAGAAATAAAGTTTTCATTATTATCAAACCCAAATCTATCAGAATCAACAACAATAACTGTTAATACACAATAGAACGATGGCAATAAAAAATGTAAATAAAACTATAAATTATGTTGGAAAAGATTTTGGCCAACTGAAACAAAATCTTATTGATTTTACTAAAACATATTTTCCAAATAGTTATTCGGATTTCAATGAATCTTCTCCTGGTATGGTATTCGTTGAGCAAGCGGCTGCAATAGGAGATATACTATCATTCTATCAGGATGTTCAATTAAAAGAATCAATGTTAGCACATGCAACGGAAAGAAAAAATGTTGTTGCACTTGCACAAACTATGGGATATAAACCAAAAGTAACATCCCCTGCAGTTACAACCATTACGGTTTATCAATTAGTACCATCAGTTGGATTAGGTTCTTCAAATAAACCAGATGAAAAATACTATTTAAAAATAAAAGATGGATTAGAAATACAATCAACTTCAAATTCTAATATTATTTTTAGAACAACGGATTCAGTTGATTTTGAAAATCCAACCGATAGAGAAATAGATGTATATGAAAGAGATAATACAGGAGAGCCTACTTTTTATTTAATAAGTAAAAAAGTAAAAGCAATATCTGCAATACAAAAGGAAACAACTATATTATTTAATTCATCAACGGATTATCCATCCGCAACAATAAATGATGAAAAAATAATTCAAATAGTTTCTGTAACATCGGATGGCGGTGCAACAAAATGGTATGAAGTTCCTTATTTGGCACAAGAAAGTATTTTCATAGAAAACGCAAATACAGAGACAAACTCAGAATTATCAGAAAATTCTGATTCAGTTCCATATATTTTAGAAGTACAAAAAGTACCAAATAGATTTTCAGTAAAAGTAAATTCAGATAATACAATGGATTTACAATTTGGTAGTGGTAACACCTCTACTGGATATGAAGATGAAAAATTATTACCAAATACAAAAAATGTAGGATTAGGATTAGCCAATTCGGTAACTCGTTTAAACCAGGGAATTGACCCATCTAATTTCTTAAAAACAAATACATTTGGTATAGCTCCTAGTGGAGAAACATTGACAGTAAAATATTTAACGGGAGGTGGCGTTGAATCAAATGTTAATCAAGGAGATTTAACCACTATAAGAAGAATTGACTTTGATGAAGATTTATTATCAATTGATAATCAAACTTTATATAATACAATAAAACAATCCGTTGCGGTTGAGAATTTAGAATCTGCTACTGGTGGTAGAGGGGTAGAATCTGTTGAAGAAATAAGACAAAATGCAATTGCAATGTTTGGTTCTCAAAACAGAGCAGTTACCAGACAGGATTATATTGTTAGAGCATTAAGTATGCCAGAAAAATATGGTTCTATTGCAAAAGTGTATGTTAGTCCCGATGGAGAGATTGATAATAATTCACCTGCATCAATTTTATCATCACCAAAAAATATAGCAGAGTTTGTGGGTGTTGTTGAAGGATTGCAAGGAAAATCAAAAACAGAAATTCAAAAAGAGTTAGTAAAATATCTTTCACAAAAGAAATCAAATGTTGCAGAAACTAACAATCCATTTGCAATCAATATGTATGTATTGGGATATGATAGTAATAAAAAATTAACCCAATTAAACCAAGCAGTTAAGCAAAATCTTAAAACATATTTAGGTGAATATAGATTGATGACAGACGCTGTAAATATTATTGATGGGTTTATAGTAAACATTGGTATTGACTTTGAAATAGTTGCATATCAAAATTACAATAAAAGAGAAGTTCTTGCAAATTGTTTAACAAAGATACAAGAATATTTTGAAATAGATAAATGGACATTTAACAAAACAATAAACATTTCAGAAATAGAATTAATATTAGCAAATGTAGATGGTGTAATGAGTGTACCAATGGTTAAAGTTACAAATCTATGTGGCGGAGATGGTAATTATTCTCCAAACAAATATAATATAGACGAAGCAATTAAAGGAAAGATTATTTATCCTTCATTAGATCCGTGTGTATTTGAAGTAAAATATCCAAATAAAGACATAAAA